AATAATGGCAATTTCTGTGCCTGAAATTCACGATTTACTTTTGTATTACAAGGATGAGCTATACGCAGAGACACGCAAGTTACAAAAAGAAGAAGACGATTTTTACAAGGACAAATTCGGCGTTGAGTGGATTAAAGAACCCTATACGCTGATACACACGGGCAGGGCGGCAAGGCTGGTTGATAGCCCTTCCGAGCACATCATAACCGACAACCCGCAGGCGTTCCGCAACACGGGCAACAAGGACAGGGACGAGAAAATCGCCAAGATGATTAACCAATCCTGGATACCCGTGATGAAGCGGATGAATCCCAACCCCTTCAAGGAGCATCCCAAGAAGAACCTATTGCGTGGCGAAGCGTGGATACACCCCGTTCACAACCCCTCCTGGGTAACTGGCAAGCGTGAGAAGCGGGGGCTACCCGTGCTGTTTCTAATACCCGACCCGATGATAATCTATGCCAGTCCCAACGAAGACGAAAACGGCATACCAGAGCAAGCTATTGTCTACTATATGCGCCACCCGGGGGCGGTCAAGTCAGCCTATCCCAACTGGACCAATCCCGAAAACAAGGGGGGTGGGAAAGAGCCGTCTGTTGTTTGGATGGAGTATTGGCGGAGTGCTGTCAGGTATTTTGAGGCGGACGGCGAACCCATACTTGTAGACCACAAGGGGCGTCCAGCCAATGGAGATGGTATTCAAGAAAACATTTACGGCTTTAATCCGTGGATTCACAAATATAGTGGCTTCGGCACATCTTCCTTTGAGGGCAAGCCCGAAGATTTGATTGTCGGCAGGCTTCGCAAGGTCAAAGATAAACTACGGGAAGAGTGCGGTATGACCACCGACATCGCCAACATAATCCACCTGTTTGCCAATCCGAGGTTAGACATCTACACTGCAGGGCAGGAACTCCCCCCCGACTTTGCTAATGAATACGATATGGGGGCGGGTGCACTCAATATCGTTCCCCTACCCCCAGACAGTATAAAAGAGGGCGTTCAATCGCTTCCCAGACCCGAAGTCTTTGCCCACCTAGCCAACATCAGGGCTGAAATTGAAAGAGAAGACCCTCTTGTTATGGCGGGCTATCCCATAGGCGGAAGTGGCAGACAGCAGGATATGACCTATGTCAATGCTTTGAGGCGATACGACACCGTTGTTGAGAATACGGAAGTCGCATTTTCAACTGCTTTCGGTATGGCGCTTCAGATGATTGAGAAGGTGCCAGGGCTGAAGCCCGACGAACTCCGAGCCGACGATATACGGGGCAACTATGATGTTAGGGTTATGCTGAAAGCCTCCGACCCCGCCGAGGCGGATAGGCTGGCTACGCTTGGTTCTAGGCTTTTTGCGCAGAGAGAAATAGACCTGATGACCAACCTAACACAATACAAGGGCTACACGCAGGACAAGGCGCAGGAAGTCATAGTTCAGATGCTGGCTGACGCAGTTACCATCAATAACCCCTATGTAGCCCAGTATCTCGGTATGGTGGCAGCCAAAGAAATGGGTATGGAAGACGCCATCGAGTGGATGAAACAGCAGGCACAAGCGCAGGGTGGAATAGTTGAGCCACCCTCTCCCACCGAGCAAAGGCGCAGGGCTGGCGAAGTTGAAACACCGCAGGGCGAAGAGATGATTGACGAGTCGCTTCGCAACCGAGGGGCGAGGCGACCACCACAGGCATATTTTAGGGAGAGTCCGCTGTGAAGCAGAATATAATGGATGGTGTTGCCGATGAAATAAGGAAGCGTATGGCTGGCGTTTCTGAGTTTCTACACGGCGAGTTCAAAAATACAAAACCCTTCCGCAAGCAACCTGCGACAAGGCAGGAACAGGAAAGGCTGTATTATTCCCTGACTCCGAGGCAGATTATATCTTCTCTGGGCAAGCACTCGGATTACTACACTCAGAGGATACAAGAAATTAGGCAACAGTTCCCTAATATACCCCTTGAACAGATTAAATCGCCAGAGGAGTTAGCCAAAGAAGACCTGAACGATTTTCTGAAAGAGCAATACAGGTTGTTTGAGGAAGGCGGATATAGGAGAAAAGAATGACGACTCCTAGATGGAATTGGAATATATTTCCGTGGCAGACTCCTGAAGGCGAGGGGTTTAGGGCACCGTGGTCAGCCCCCGCCCAACCCGAATTTTGGCAGACTACACCAACGGCTACCTACGGCGCAGAGATGAACCCCGAACTATATCTCACCCTTCTTGACCAAGAGTTAGTGCGTGAGGTTGAAGAGGCATATCTCAAGGGTAACAAGCAGGGCAAGGATGCCGAGAAAAAGGCCCAACTTGATATGCAGCGAGCTGAGGAAATGGTTACTCGGGGGCTATGGAATACCGACCTGCGAATGATGTTGCCCCGTTATTCTACTATCCGCTCTCAGTATTCTAGTTATCTTGCTACACTACCCCCCTCGCAAGAGCAAATCCAAGCCAGTTATGATGAGGAGTTGCGTAAGGTTTCTGCCCAGCAGGGTGCATTATCTCAAGCACAGCAGGAGTGGCAGAAAGGTGAGGAAGCCAAGCGGTTTTGGTATCCCAAGATGGCCAAGGCGGAGTCGCAACGGCGAATGCAAGCGAAGAAGGCACAAACCCTATCACGGGCAGAATTGGCTAGATTGTGGGAGCAGCGAGAATTGCCAACTAACTGGATTGAGCGCTACCTAGCCCAGCAAGAAGAAAACCCATTCCTGCCCCCCGAAAGAAAAGAGCCTGGGGCTGTTAAGAATTTAAGATTGGCATTGGAACAAGGGCCGAAATATATTGGAGACGTAAGCGCTTACGCCTCCTATGGGGGGCCGCTCACAATTCAACAGCATATGGAAGCAGTTCAGCGTAGGCAGGAAGAATACGAAGATTATGTCGCTCGTATGCAGGAGAGTGCCGAAAAGCAGGGCTATACCATTGAGGGCGGAGAAATCACTAAACCCAAAGAACGAGAGCCGAGTTCCTATGTAAAAAGACGCCAGAGAGAACAACAATTACAAGCTAAATGGGAAGCCAAACATCCGCCCGCCCTAGAATGGATGAAGAAATGGTTGCCCGAAGCTACCGAGACACGCAAGGGTTATATGGGCGTGATTAAGTCTGCAATCGGTGCGCCCAGCGGTCAAATGTGGTCTAGCTTGCTTCCGAGCCAGCAACAGCAATGGGGAGAATACGCTTCTTGGGCGGGCTTAAAACCCGAAGATTTACTCTACCAAATGGGGCAGATGCTACCCAAGAGAACGCCGAGGGTGGGAACTTGGCGCCCAGCAAGGCAAAGGGCTTAATATGCCAGCACCTAAAACATTTAGAACAAAGGGTGCCACGCAACCAATTGATATATCAAAACTATCCGCTAAAGAAATTGCCGAACTGATACAGCCGATACAGGCCGAAACTTACCCCGAAGAATGGTCGTGGCGCCAGATACAACAATACAAGCAGGCGAAGGGCGAACTCGCCCCGCCTAACATTTTGGACATAGCCCGCCCCTTAGATTGGATGGGCGAGGCTATGGCAGCCACCCTTTGGTCTCCATTCTACCAGAGAGCGGGCGCACCCGCCGTTCAAACTGCTACACTTGGCCAGCTTCCCCAAACAATGGAAGCCTACAAGGAATGGGGGGCTCCCGCTGCCGAAACCCCATTCCCCCTATTTCGCTTCCCGTGGACACCCCCCACGGAACAAGAACCTTGGGAAGTTGGAGTTAAGGGCTGGATTGAATTCCTGCCGTGGTTATTGCTCGGTGGTAGTGCTGCCAGCCCTCGCACAAGCCGAATTCTATCCAAGATAGAAAAGGGCAAGCCTATAACCAAAACCGAAAAGAGCATAATCCAGAGGGCTATGGCGCAGGAGGGGGAAATTCGGGCTATCGGCAAACAACCCCTACCCGCTTCTAGGCAATTGCCCGCAGGCGAAACTAAGATGCCGATTACCGCACAACAGGTTAAACTGCCCGAAGGTGGCATAACTGAGGTTCTCGGCCCAGCCGACCTTGCCCCTGTTACCACCCAACAGATAGCCCGTGCTCACGCTATTGCTAGAGAGAAAATGCTACTCAACGCTGCGGGCAAACCCAAGCCTCAATATAGAAGACTAGCGAAGGCACTCACTGGCGAAACCAGCATAGCCAAGATGACCGAAACCGAGGCAAATACCTTCATCAATGCGCTTGATAGACTTGTAATGAGGGGCAATAAACCACCCCGAATACCCAAGAATGCTTTTATTATTACTAAAGAATTTGCCGATAAGATACCACTACTGAATGAAATCGGAGCCATTGAAAGACTACGCCCTGCCCGACAGGTCTTTGAGAAGGTGGGCTTGGGCGAAGAGATATTCTGGAATGCGCTTGAGAAGGAAGCCCTTTATGGTGTTGAATATGGTGCTTTTGAGAAGCAGTTATACAAATTAGCAAAGGGCATCGGCAGGGATAGAAGGCAGGCAATATTCCGTTGGCTTGAGGGAGACAAGAAAATTAAATTAACCCAGCCCGAAGAAGATGCCGCCAAGTTTATTAAAGAATTTATGGATGGTGCTGCTAATAGGCTTGGTCTGCCGATGGAGCAGAGGCGCAAGAATTATATCACCCACTTATTTGAAAGGTCTATCGAGGAAGACCTGAAAGCCAAGCACCCGATAGACGGTGAACTTGTCAGGGCTTTGGATTACATCACTCCCAAGACGATATTTCACCCCTATTTGCAGAAGCGATTGGGCAAGAAGGTTGGCTTGCTGGAAGACCCATTTCTGGCTACCGATGTCTATGCCCGCCGAACATTTAGAAAACTACACTATGAACCGCTTATCCGCAAAATCAGAGTATATGAGCCAATACTAGCCAGCACGGGCAGGCCAAATGCTGCCCGCTATCTACGCAGTTACATTACAAGGATTACAGGCAGACCATTACAGATAGACCGAGAAATGAACACTTCGGTCAGGCAGGTGGCCGATGCGCTGGGTAAATCAAATGCCCCCTTTGCGAAAAAGCTAGCGAGCCTATTAAAGCAGGGCGATTTTGCGGGGCTAGCAGCCTACCAATATACCTCATTCTTGTACTTCTCTTGGCTCGGCTTCAAGCCCTCATCCGCTATCAGGAACTTGAGCCAGCAGGCGCTGACAATATGCGATGTTGGCCCGCTTCAGTTTGCTAGGGGCATCGGGTTAAAACACACCGCCGAGGGCAAGTGGGCGCTAAAACAATCTGTATTACTCAAGTCAAGATATAGGGCATTCGTGCCAGGGATTGACGCCTCGTTTACCAGTAGATGGTCTGATGCCGTGAGGGAAAAATCGCTATGGATGTTCCGTAGGGCTGACCGAACGAATGTAGAGAATTCATTCCTTGCTGGCTATGCCGAGGCTCGGTCTTTCGGTTTATCCAAAGAGTGGGCAGTCAAGCGGGGTGATGAAGTCGCCGCTGATACACAGTATGTTTATACCCGATTTGGAAGCGCTGAATGGTCGCAATCAACAATCGGGAGAGTTCTGTCGCCTCTCACCACCTGGCCCGCTAATTGGCTTGAATTGATGGGCAAGTGGATTGGTGGCAGGGGCTCGTATGTCTACAAGCGCTATCAAGCCCAAATGGGCAAGAAGATAGCCCAAGCATCTTGGGGAGATAGGAAGAGGGCGGTTTTAGCCTACATTGCTCTGGTCAGTATGGCCTACGGCATCCAGACGGGAACGCCCTTAAGGGCTTCGGAATACACGGGCTGGACTTCTACTCGCTACCTTAAGGATATTATTGGGGGTGAACTACCCGCCCTAGACTTACCGAGGGCGTTTGCGCAAGTGATATTTGGTGCGTTGCAGGGAGATAAGGCATCGGTGAATGCTGGCCTTAATAGATTACGCCCCACTCAATGGATAAACATTATCAGGCAGCTTGAAAGGATTGCTCAGGGTAAGACAGATTGGTTGAGTCTGTTCTTCTACATAGACCCAGAGAAGATGGAAGCCCCCGCACCAACAAAGGGCGGGATTAAGACGTTTCGGACTCGTTAATCCTGAATAATCTTTTAAGGAAACGTTTAGTGGCTTGGTATATATAAACCAAGCCGATGTATATTGCAACCAAGATACCCAGCAATAGAAATAAGGTCGCTACGCTGACCATATAATACAAGAGAGAACCGCCGTCGCTCATACTAAATACATACACTACATCTAGTGGCTTTGTCAAGTTTTGAGGCTAGATATAGGCTAAAAATAAAGTATGGTAAAATATAAGTAGATGGTTCGTGCAAGCGTGCCGTCTCAAAGAAGGGGGCGTTACCCAGGAGGTTAGCCCCCTTTCCTTTTGGGTGCGCCTCCCTCTTGTAGAACATTAACAGGAGGAATTTTAATGCCTAAAGGCGAAGAGACCAACGAGGAAACCGCAAAAGCGGAGGAAACTTCTACCGAACCCCAGATACCAGATGAAATAAAGGCAGAACTAGAAAAGTTAAAGGGCGAGGTGGGCCAGCTTAATATAGGCTTGGCTCGCAAAGAAGGGTTAATCAGAAGGCTGAAAGAACAGCAGACACAGCCGTCGGGTTATCCCGCAACAGATAGTTTAGAGCAACTAGCTGAAGAAGTGGGGCGACTTGGGGGCGAGTATGGCGATGCGGGTTCAGCTGCCAGAATACAGGCGCTGACGCAGGCCATCAGACAGGAAAAGGATAACATCGCCAGAGAACAATCGCCAGAGAACATTATACTCGGCAGAAGAAGGACGAGCTAATCGCCAAGTTTGACGAGGCGGGGCTTGACCCCAATGCCGACGAGTTTGAGGGCGTATGGGATACCTTTGACCTTGGTGCTTATCTCGGCCCCACTCAGTTTGACAAGGCTTTCAAAAAGGCTGACAGGGTGATTGCGAAACACAAAACGCAAGTCCCCGAAAAGAAGCCAGCCGAAAACAAAGAGCCTACCCTCGAGGAATTAAAGGCGAAAATTGCCGCCCTAGAAGACGAGCAAAAACGGAAGAAAGCCGAAGAAGAGGGTTTGTTAGAAAGTGAGACTGGTGGCCCTTCGGCAGTCTCAAAAAGCGTTACGCAGGCGATGGATGACTTTATTGAGGGTAAAATCTCAGCATCCGAAGCCAAGAAGCGTGGCGTGAAGTTTAGTTAGTGGAGGGCAACAACCAAATAAAAGGAGTGTGCAAGAATGGGCTACCAGACTGCAACACTCGGCGACCTTGAGCACGCACAGCGTATCGTGGTCGCTCAGTGTGAATACGAAGCCGAACACAATGCTCCTTGTATCCACCTAATCCAGCGATACAAACTGGGTAAGGGTGAAAAATCAATCACCGTGCCAAAGGTGGGGCAGGTAACTGCCTCCGACCTGACCGATGGCGTTGATATGGTAGATGAGCAGGACGTCGGGATGAGCTATGTCAGCCTCACGCCGAGTGAGGTCGGCTTGAAGTTTATCTTGACCGACAAGCTTGTTCGCCAGTTCAACGAGGATGTGTTTAGGGTAATCGGCCAACAGATGGGTGACGCTATGGCAAGGAAGCGGGACGAGGATGTAATCGCCCTGTTCTCTGCGCTTAACGGCGGAACCACCCTCGGCGCCGACGACCTGAACCTGTCATTCTCGCTTCTATCCAAGTGCGCTGGTGTGGCGACGGCAAAGAAATACCGCAATCCCATTTTTATCGTTCATCACCCCAATGCCCTATCTATTGCCGCAATGGGCAGAGCAGGCATTTACAACAACGATATGAATGTGACAATGGGCTTTGGCGGACTAACCGAGGATGCCCGCAACGCCCTGCGCCAGTTCTTCAAGATGGAAGTGAACGGTATCGGTTGCTATCAGGATGGTAACATTGACAAGATTTCTGGTTCTGATAGTGGCTACGGTGCGATTTTCTCCAAGTCCGCAATGGCTATGGTTGAGTCACTGGCACCGACAACCGAGCGAGAGAGGGATGCGTCCCTCCGTGCTTGGGAGATTAATATGGTGTCCGACTATGGTATGTTCGAGATTTGGGATACACAGGGAGCACCAATGCGATACGAAATACTCGACCTGTTAACCACGTCAACCAAGTAGTAAAAGGAGGTATTGCGTGGATAAGGAACAAATTAGGGCACTTAAAGAGGTTGGCGCAGTGTGGGGTTGGCTCAAAGAAGGGCCAACTCAGCCCAAAGCCACCTATTTTAAGAGAGACGACAAGGGAGAAATTATCCCGTTACCCAACCTGCCCGCAGATGCCGAGTCAATACGTAAATACCATACTAGGGGAATTGTTTTAGACAAAGCAATGCTTGCGCCGCAGGCGGTTGAGAAATCACAGGAGGGCGCACTCGCCTGCGAAGTCTGCGGTAAAAGCTTTACCCACAAGATTGCCTTGGCTGGGCATAAAAAGAGCCATAAATAAAATCCTGTTGGAGGGATAAAAATGAGTTTTCCTGCTTCAGTCCTATTGAAAGCTGGAGAGGAATACAACCAGTCCTCAAGCCAACAGCATCCGTTGGGTACGAGGGGCTATACCAGAGATGGTAGGGTCTTTCGTTACGCTCAGGCGGGTGCTGCACTAACCGTTGGCAGGCTGTGCCAATGCCGTGCACCGTCAAGCTGGTCGGATGATATGGTCTTCAAGCAGGCCTACACATCTGGCACCACGCAGGTAGTCGTTCTGGTCGCCTGTGCCTCAACTGGCGCAAAGTCCAGTGATGGCACGACTGACTACTATAAGGAAGGCTTCCTGTTTGTGAACGACGGTAGCGGTGAGGGTATGTATGTTCCCATCAAATATCAGGGCGGGTGGTCAACCGATTCAACGGCGAACCATTACAGCACTGTTCATTTCCAGGATGGGGCAGAGCTTACCACGGCCGTATCCAGTGGCACCGAATGCGGTTTCGTGCTGAACCCCTATAAGAAGGTGGCGATGCACCCCAAGACGCAGACCAGTATCCCCATCGGCGTAACACCAAGAGCCGTCACCAACGCCTACTACTTCTGGTTGCAGACTTGGGGGCCAGCCGCAGTCAGGTTCGGCGGGACCTGCTATGTCAGCCGCCTTGCCTTCCCCGACCTTGGCACCAACACTGGGTATGTGACCATTGAGTCCTCAGACTGGGGTGTAGTGGGTTCTTCGTTCACCTCGGAGCCTGGGCTAATCCACAGTGGTCTTAACCCCGTCGGCACCATAATGGAAGTCGGCACAAGTGGCGAGACTGGTATCGTATTCCTCAACATAGCACCGTAACAAAGTGTGGTAAAATAGTAATAGGGGTTCCCTAGCCCAAACAATAGGGTGGAGTCCGAGAGGGCGAATGAAAGTCTTAATTCGTGATGCACATAGAGGGGATTTGCCGCTAATGATGAGTTGGCGGTCAAATCCCCTTTTGTATTTAGGCTTCTACTCCCAGCAAAATCCCCTCACTTGGGAAGAGCACACCGATTGGTTTTCCCACCGCAACAAAGACTGGCGAACTTTTATCGTTTTGGTTCAGGTGGACACAAGTTTGCGGGAAGTCGGTGTTGTCACAATAGGGCAACTGGACAGCTGGTCGCCCGAAATCGGGTATTATATAGGTGAATTATCTCTGTGGGGCAAGGGTGTGGGCAAGAAAGCGGTAGAACTTGCTATGGATTGGTTGCGGGCGAGGGATTACAAATATGTGCATACCACAGTCTTGAAAGACAATACTCGGTCTATTGGGCTACTCAAGGCTTGTGGTTTTAAGTATGCCTGCGAAGCAAGGAAGGGTGAGGAAAGGTGGGAGAGGGAACTATATGGCTGAAATTCAAGAACTTATTATTGATGACAGGGCTACCCAAGGGCGCTTGAATAAGGCGGTTGAAAATTATCTTGCTCTAAAGGAGGATGTGGAAAAAATTAGGCCGACGCAACCCCGTGAACTTTGGAGTGTATCCCGAACCCAAAAGGCGCTTATGGACTCACTTAAGAACGCAAGGTGTCGTATATGGTGGGAAATACCCTTGGGGTGTGAGGGGGGGCTAATCATTACCGATAAGTACAAAATAAAGCAAGAGTATAACGGAGATGAGCCACAAATAATTAAATGCGAAACCCCAGAGGCAAAAGTAGGAGTATGGGGGCGTAGCAAAAAGAAGGGAGGTAAAAATAAGGTGGCGAAATTTATCACAAACACATTCTGGCTGGCGATGGTTACTTCGGGGGCGTTCTTCACGCTAAAATTGCTTGGTTTCTTGACTTGGAATTGGGGGCAAGTATTTATCCCGCTGTATATCTGGGGTGGGCTTGCCTTGCTTGGCGTGGTGCTAGGGGCTTCCTTGGTAGGCATTGTTATTAAAACGCTAGGGGGTAGCAAAGATGCTAAACGAATTAAGGCAAAGGGTAAGTGAATTTGTTGATGACATTAAATCTGATGGTGTCATTAGATCTGATGTGGATGCCCTAAGGGACAAACTGGATGAAATTCTAGGAGATGAAAAAATGAAGCTAGTTATTGTGGCGATTGCGGTTTACATTGTTTACCGTATGCTAAAAAGGAGATAGCAACGGTGGGAGCGAAGGTTATAATTCAAATCCCGTGATGCGAGGGAATTTTGGGTAAAGAAAAAACTATAATCTTATTGGGCACGGGGTTCAGCTGTCGTTTCTGCGACTTTCAAAAAGATGCTGAAATCTACGGGGTCAATGGGGCTTACCGCATAATTGATATGATGCCAGAAAAGCTCAAGAAGCACTTCCGTATAGACAAGCTGTTTATGACTGATTATATGTGGAGTCCAGAGGGACGGATGTGCTTTGACGTTGATGATATGAACGAGCAGATAGCCAAATACGGCGGGACAATGTTCAGTATGCACGAATTGAGGCTCGGCAAGCACAGGCTGAACGCCAGGCGCTACCCCTACCACCAGATAGTAAAGCACTTCAGCGGGCTTGGCTACGAGAAGGGTGGCGAGGGGGCGGACTACTTTACCGACACCATAACCTATATGATAGCCTACGCCCTCTACAAGAACACCTACCTTGCCCAGAACGAACAGGGTGTTGTCAGGTTGGAGCTGAGCAGACCGTTGAAGTTCAGGCTGTTCGGCGTTGATATGTGCACCACCGTTGAGTATCAGGTATCAAAGGGCGGTGTTGAGTGGTGGCTTGGTATCGCAAGGGGTTTGGGTTGTGATATTGAGGTTTCCTACGGCTCGGCAATTCTGGCTAATCCGAGGGGTATGCCCTACGGGTGGAGAAAGAAGATGGATTTGAGTCAAGTTGACCCCTACAACGTGCTGGGCAAAAGGAAGCCACCCCAGAAGAAGAAGTCATTGAATTTAGCCACTGGTTCGGAAAAGATACAGGCGATTATGGCAAGGTCGGCGCAGGAGGGGGCATACAAGGATGAGGCCGAGGGTGGAGAGGGTGTGATGCCCTTACATAGCACAAGATAATGTGGATAAGAAATAAAGAAATCACGCAGGATAAATTATTCATTATCTCGGAAGTCGGCAACCAATTCGGCGGTTCGGTGGAAAAAGCCAAGCGCCTTATTGATGTAACCAAAGAGGCTGGGGCGGATGCGGTCAAGTTCATATTCTGGTTTCCCGACGAGATACTTGCTGATAAAAGCATAATCTACGAATACGAAACCAACTTCGTTCACCCCAACTACCCGAACACCAAGCCCGTTAAAACGAAGGTAGCCGAGCTGATGTTTGGATTGCTGGACAAGCTGAGGCTGACGGATGGTGAGTGGCGGGAAGTTCGGGATTATGCGCTGAACAAAGATGTGATATTTATGTCTACAATAATCTCTCCTGGCGGGATAGACCTTGAGAACTTCATTTTAATGGATGCAATCAAGATTAGCTCGTGGGACTACAACTTTCCCGACCTGTGGCGGTGGATAGCGTGGCAGGGCAAGCCGATGCTGATAGACCTCGGCCCAGCCGACGAGGAACTGCTGGCTAAAAATCTGTCTATCCTGAAGAGCGAATACAACACGAACTATGCCCTGCTACACTGCTTCCACACTCAGAATTATAACGAGATGAATATGCTGACCATACCCTATTTAAGGGAAAAGTTCAAGTGCCCTGTGGGGTATAGCTCAATAGACTACAACGATGAAACGGACATTATGGCGGTGGCGCTGGGGGCTTGTATCCTTGAAAAGAGATTAACACTGGACAGGAAGGGCGGTATTCTCCACGACAGCATCAGCAAAGAGCCAGACGAGTTCAAGGCTTATGTGGAGAAGATGCGCCAGTGTAAGGAAGCGATGGGTAAAATGGGCGTGTTCCCCAGCCCAAACGACATTGAGCAAAGCAAAAAGTGGTTTCGGCGCATAGTCGCCGATGTAGATATAAGGAAAGGCGAAACGATAACTAGAGATATGCTGGAGGCAAAGCGTGGCAGAACAGGAATTGAGCCAGAACGCATCTGGGAGTTCGTTGGTCGGAGAGCCAGCCAAAATATCCCCAGAAACACAACCCTCACTGAAGAAATGGCAAGAGCTGAAGCTGACAATTGAGACGAAGGGTAAGCCCGACTGCTTCATACCCGCCAGAAAGAACAGCAAGAGGTTGAAGCATAAGAACAAGCAAGTGCTCTGTGGCAAGCCGTTGGTTCAGTGGGCGATTGATACTGCCCTTGAAGCGCAGATATTCGGCAAGATAATTGTTTCTTCCGATGATGAGGAAATCGTGGAGATGGCTTATGACAGCAGGGTGAAGCCGATGGAACTCTATCACAAATATGGGCTGGTCATACCTCACTACCGCCCGAAGTCGCTAGCCGAAGACAATATACAGATTAGACAATTGGTCAGGTATTTAATCTCCACCTATTCCTGTGGGCCGATATTCTGTGTGCTAACCCCCTGCAACCCGTTTAGAACAGCCCAAGACATAAGGGAGTGCTACGACCTGATATTCAAGAAGAAAGCCAACTATGTGATGAGTGTTAAGCGAGCCTCACCTCCTCCTCAGTGGGCTTGTAGGATAGAGAACAAGTTCCTTGAGATGTGGCAGGGGCACAGGGACTTGAAAAGGGCGCAGGAGCTAGAACCCCTATACTACCACGATGGTGGGGTAATCTTTGCGGTTACCGAGGCGTTTTTGCACGAATTTGACAAGGACTTTCACGGCACGAGGTGCTACCCCTACTTTATGAAGCACAGCCTTGATATAGATACCAAAGAGGATTTAATGTTGGCTGAAGTAATAATGGCGAGAATAGGCGATGGATAGCAAGGTAAGAAGCTGGACTAAGTCAATAGTGTGGAGGCTGATAGGCGTATTCATACTCGGCGCTATCGTTTGGCTGTTCACACACAGCTGGGCGGAAACAACGCTTATCACGATAGTATTCCACGCCATCAGAACCGTTCTCTACTACTTCCACGAACGGGTGTGGATGAAGATAAGCTGGGGCAGAAACGACATTATGCCCATCGAGCTGGGGTTGCTGTTCTTGAATAAGCTGACATCGGTAAACCCGAAATCTATGGCGGAATATTATAGCATACCCGAAAGCGAAGCAAGGGCTTGGATAGACCAAGCGAAGGAGTTGGCAGATGAACTTTCTGACTAAAGTGGACAAGGCAAAGGAACTCATTGAGCAAACACTTAAAACTTACAAGAGGGTGGCGGTGGCGTGTAGCTTCGGCAAGGACAGTATGGTCGTGCTTCACCTGTGCCTTGAGGTAAACCCCAGATTTCAGGTTTTTTCCATTATGACACCCTTCAAGTTCCGTGAAACCTACCTCTACAAAGCCAAGATGGAGGCACTGTGGAGACTCAATATCAAGACCTACTGTGAAAACAAGATACCCGATGAATTCTACGACCTCTATCTTACCAACCCCGATGCCTGCTGTAACCGATACAAGGTTGAGCAGACCAAGAAAGCAATCAAGGAACTCAATCTTGACGCTTGGATTACTGGGCTTCGCAGGACAGAGGGCAGAACCCGAACCAACTATGACTTCGTAGAGGAGAAGGGCGGGCTAATAAAGGTAAACCCGATACTTGATTTTACCGAGTTAGACGTATGGAGGTATATAGCGGTTAACGAAATCCCGATAAACCCCTTATACGGACAGGGATACAGAAGTCTGGGCTGTGAGCCGTGCAGCCACAAGGAGAAGGATGAAAACGAAACCGAAAGAGAAGGCAGGTGGCAGGGGACTTCAAAGTGTGGGGGGGAGTGCGGAATTCACACTCAATTATTGCGCTAGGTGCTGTCAGCCAGATACCCGCCCGAAGATAGTTTTCAAAGACGGGGTGTGTGGGGCTTGCCTCTGGGAAGACGAGAAGGAGCGGATAGACTGGAAGGGGCGCAGGATAGCCCTGCATATGCTTGCCCACAAAGCAAAAGAGAAAGCCGAAAAGAGAGGAACATACGACTGCGCCATTGGAGTATCTGGTGGCAAGGACAGCACCTTTCAAGCCCTGTATGCCAAAGAAGAACTGGGCTTGAACTGCTTGCTGGTAAGCGTTGCGCCTGATTTACTGACCGACATCGGCAGGCATAACTTTGAGAACCTTGTCAATCAGGGCTTTGATTGCATCAGAATATATGTTAATCCGCAACTCCTGAAGCAACTGATGAGGCGGGACTTCCTCAAATACTGCCACTTCAGGAAGGCAACCGAGTATCCTTTGTGGGCAAGCGTCTATCGGGTAGCCAGGGAGAAGAACATACCATTGATTATTCAGGGGGAGAACGCAGCGCTGACATTGGGTGTTTCCGAGGATATGAATACCGATTGGGATGCCGCCACCATCTACAAGACAAACACTCTCGCTGGGGCTACTGCGGGTGAGCATTACCCTGAAATTGACCCCGCCTATTTACAACTATACATGTTCCCCGACCTATCTGATTGGGACGGCAAGGCTATCTGGCTGAATTACTTTCTGGAGGAATGGTCGCCGAGGCACAATGCGATGTTCGCTTTCAACCGAGGCTTGAAATTCAGGCAGGACAACCCCGAAGAGTTGGGCAGGATACACCCGTGGACTTGCCTTGATAGCGACTTCCATATCGTCAGCCAGATGCACAAGTATTACAAATACGGCTTCGGGTTTGCTACCGATGAGGTTTGCTATGATATACGAGAAGGATGGCTGACAAGGGAACAAGGCTTTGAACTTATAAAGAAATATGATGGGAAGTGTGCCCACAAGTATATCCAGAAATTCTGCGATTATATCGGTATAACCGAGAAGGAACACTGGCAAACAGTGGAGAAATTCAAGAGATACGACCCCTATGGGAGATGGGGAAATCAAACGGGAGGTGTGCTGTGACAAGTGCGTTCAAGCTGGCGCTAAAAATGTTCGGGGCGATACTGGCAGTCATTGTGCTGGCGGTATTGGTAGTTCCAACGCTGGGACACAGTGGTAATTGGCTTCAGAAACCGCTTGAGTTCATTATGAGATGAAGAACAAAACTATTCTCATTACTGGTGGGGCAGGCTCGCTTGGGCAATCTCTAGCCGAAAAGCTCCGTGAATATGAGCCGAAGTCAATCCGCATCCTAGACCACAGCGAATACTTCCAGTATGAAATGGTAGAGCACTTCAAGAACTACGAAGTATACCGCTTTCTAGTGGGGGATATACGGGACTTGCGGAGACTCAAGCGTGCCTTTGAGGGTGTGGATATTGTGATACACGCCGCCGCCCTCAAGCACGTTCACCTGTGCGAGTATAATCCGATAGAGGCAATACGAACAAACGTGGAGGGTTCGGTCAATGTAGCTGACGCCGCCTTAGATTGCGGGGTTGAGAAGGTTCTCGGAATATCCAGCGACAAGGCGGTTCACCCTATCAACATCTACGGTGCTTCAAAACTCACTATGGAGAAATTGTTTACCCACTCCAATGTCTACGGCAAGACCAAGTTTAGCTGTGTCAGGTTCGGTAACTTTGGGGGCAAGGGCAGCTTCCCCGAAAGGATTAAGAAGTGTGCCGAAACAGGTGAGCCGATAGAGTTGACCAACAGGTTTATGGTGCGCTACTGGATACCAATAATTGATGCCGTGGAGTTCTCCATAAGGTGCGTTGAGATGATGCAGGGTGGCGAGATATTCGTGCCCAAGATGGAAGAGAAACACATCGGCAGAATGATAAAAGAGCTTGCGCCCAATGCTGAAGTCAAGATGGTGGGTTCGCGGGTTGGCGAAAAGGTGGTTGAGAAATTGTGGGTTGCAGGCTACGAGAAAGCCGAGGACAAGGGGGACTATTGGGTAATAGGAGCCTAACAATGAAATGCGATAGATGTGGCAAGAAACTAACACTGGGGCATCTGACGCTGGCCCATTTTTACCCCAAGTTTTTCCCCAACCCTCCGCCAATTGTTCGTGGGGACAAGCATTGGGTTGTTTGGAACAAGGATGGGGATTGGGTTTATTGCTCCAAGAAATGCGCAAAGGCAGACGGATGGCGATTATAATAGCTGAAATCGGGCAAAACCACTGCGGGGACATCGGGCTTGCGAGGAAACTGATACTCCTTGCCAAGAATAACAGGGCTACATATTGTAAATTTCAGCTCTACGACCACAATATGTTGTATGGGGACACTGATATACCAAACGTAGAGCTGTCTAAAGAGCAGGCATTTGAACTATTCAACTTCGGCAAGGACAACGGCATTGAGGTGTTCTTCTCCGTGTTTGATGTGGAGAGGGTGAAGTGGTGTGAGGAAATGGGAGTTAAGAGATATAAGGTAGCTTGCGATAAACACACAAACACAAATTTAATGGGGGCGCTACGGGATACGGGTAAAATGATTTACATTTCAAGTAGTTGCTATTATGTGCCCTGGGATTTCAGCAAAGCAATGGTTTTATACTGTGTTCCCCGTTATCCCACCCCCCCAGATATACTTGAACTGGACTATGGCCTCAACTGGGAGGCAGGGTGGGCACAGGGTTTCTCCGACCACACCATAGGGTTAGACTGCGCCAAGATAGCAATAGCAAGGGGCGCACAGATTATAGAAAAACATTTTGCCATAGACCACAAGACGGGCATAGACGCAAGGTGGAGTATGGCACCAAGGGAACTTCGTGAATTGAGGCGCTGGGCTGATGTGTGTAAGGAGGTATTATGAAGTATTACCCTATACAGTGCCCCAGTTGCACCTATTGGCGGGGGGAGTGCCAACGTGATAACCCTCGTGTTGTTAGGCTCGTTCAGGGGCTTTATGGCGACCACAAGAAGGGGCTGGGTGAAATTAGGCGACGGGTTAAGGACACAGATGGGAAAATCAAAGAGGTAGAGATTTGCCCCGACTTTGAGCAAAAGATATGATTGCCAAAGAGGAAATCAGAGCTGTAACCGAAGTATTGCGTTCTGGGATGCTGAGTGGCTTCCGAGCCAAGCCCGATTACTTCAAGGGTGGCAAGGCGATAAACGAGTTTGAGGAACGCTTTGCCGAATACATCGGCTCAAAGCACGCCGTGACATTCAACTCGGCTACCTCTGCGCTACATACAGCCCTGCTCAGTTGCGATATTAGACCAAGTGACAGGGTTTTAGTCCCCTGCTATACATTCAGTGCTTCGGCGTCCTGTATTTTGATGTGCGGCGCAGAACCCGTGTTCTGTGATATTGACCCCCTCTCCTTCAATATGCACATTGATATACCCCGCATACAAAGCCTTGACCCCCTTCCCAAAGCTGCAATTATTGTTCACCTTCAGGGGCACCCAGCGCATAAGGCGCTGATAAGGGCGAAGGGTATTTTCTTGGGCAAGTGGGCAAGCAGAAAGAATATAAAGATAATTGAAGACGCCTCGCAATCAATCGGTGCATCTTATCTTGGTAAGAACACTGGCACTTGGGGCGACTGCGGGGTATTCTCCTTCAATCAGTTCAAGCACATAAACTGCGGTGAGGGCGGAATGCTTGTAACTGACAATGACGACATAGCGCACAAGGCAAGGCTGATACGAAACCACGCTGAAAACTTTACTGATATGCTGGGCTACAACTATCGTATGACCGAAGTAACGGCGGCAATCGGGATAGAGCAGTTAAAGAAGCTCCCCGATGAACTATATCGGCGCAGGTGCATTGCGCTGAAACTCAACCACGAACTGGACAAGATAGATGGATTAACGCCCCCTATCGTCTACCCCGATTGCTCGCACTCTTGGTATACCTATGCGGTGAAATACAATAATCCTTTTATGACGAGGGAGAAATTCCAGGCCGAGATGGACAAGAATGGTATCTACTTCGGGGGTAAATATGTAACCCCGCTTCACCTTCTGCCCCTATTCCAGCAGTATGCGCCTGAAGGCGGTTGCCCCGTAGCAGAACGAATGTGGAAGACCGAACTCATCGTTACTGATTTCAAGAAGTGGTCTTATAACCCTGACAGGGTAGCGGGCACAGTTAGGAAAGTTCTAGGGGTTGACAACCCCTTGTGATTTGTGATAATATATGATGGGGAGGTGGGAAATGAGCAAGCCCAAAACCACAAACATTATAGACTTCATAGATAAGCCTGAATTTGTAGTTATAGCGGGCAGGGCAAAAGATGCCAAGCACCTTTTCTCACCAGCACCAAGATGCAAAGGTTACCTTAAAGTTGGTTTACTGGAACACCTTTTGAAATCCATTTTGGGGAAGGGGGCAAAATGAAACAAGCGCCACTAACTAAAATCTGTGCCACTTGCGGATTAGAAAAGCCCCTATCTGCTTTCGCCAAAGACAGCTATGCCCCAATGGGGCGAAGGGGGCAATGCTATAATTGCATTAATGCCCGGCGGCGCAAATATTATGAAAAAACTGCGCAAACCCGCAGGGATTACGCCAAAGAATATTACTACCAAAACCACGAACATTTGCTTAATATGGCCAAGGGGCGGTATTATGGAGTTAATCACGATAAAATTCTTGCCCAAAATCGGGTTTCTGGTAAAAAGTGGCGTGAATTACATTTAACGAAGGTGCGAGAAGTAGCCAAAATACGCTGTCGCAAGAGCCGAGCAAGAAATAGAATTTATGTGTTGTCACTTTTGTGCAGTGGGAAACCTCAATGCGTTATGTGCGGAACAACCGATATAAATACATTAACTATTGACCACATAAACAATGACGGTTACAAAGAGCGCAAAAACGGGCGGGCGGGCAATGGGCTGTATTCACGGATTATGGCGCAATATAGAAGGCAGGGCTATATCCCGCCCGACCTGCAATGTTTGTGTTATAACTGTCAAGCGTTAAAGGCGAGGAAGTATTGGGGACAAACTGACCTAAATGATTTTTACTGTGAAATAAAAGATATGGTAAAATATAGATAGAGGGGATTATTCCCAGATAATTCTGGCGACCACCCTTAAGAGGGGGCAAAACAATGCCCCCTCTATTATTTTATTATGCCAAAGTATTGGCCTGTTATCAAAAGTTTCAAGGTAACCCACGAAAATCGGGAGATGGATGTTTTCTACCCTGAAACGGGCGACCGCATCTATGACGAAGAGATAGAGGCCACCGAGAGAGAAAAGACACTGGAAGAACTCAAGGCGAAGCCCCCCAAACACAAGGCTACCCCGAAAGAACGGGAAGATATAATCGGCGCAATGCGTGAAATTCAGGAATTCACAAGGCGCAAAAAAGAAAGTCCAAATCGGAGATTTTTTTAGGAGGAGGCAAATGAGGGAGCAGTTGATACAGGAAGGCAAGATATTTGCAAGTGGCAACGGCAATTTGCCGTGGGCTTGGTGGCAAAGTAGGACACCTGCCAAGATAGAGGAAGGGGATTTAATCGCCTTTTTTACAGATGAAGTAGACGAAAGTGGCGAACCCAAAGAACGGGTTTGGGATAGGCGCAATAAACAATGGCTAACAACGGCGGAGGCTGAAGACGGCCTCGATATTATCCTTCGGGGTGGCAAGTAAAATAACAAAATACTACTGATAGGAGGGAAAGATGGCAAGAACCAAACCATCGGCTGGCGACGAGGCAATCCTGCGGGGGTACCACTCAAGCGAGGAAGCCCACGAAGTCATAATGAAGAACTACCCCTATGTTCGCCACCCGTTTGTCACCACGGGCTACCTCACCACAGACGGCGTTCAGTATTCAACTATCACATCTGGCTCAACGGGCGTGACCTCAAAGTCCACCGCAGTTGTAACATCCCAAGTCACCACACTGAACTGGCCTGGGCTTGATGGAGAGTATGTGGATGAGATGGAGGCTGGGCTGACAATTGCATTAGCCAGCTCGGGTGTAGTGTCTTCTAGTGCAAGCACTCTTGGCTGGGTCTGGGAGATGAAAGACAGCGATGAGTCAACTTGGACCATCATCAGTTCAGGGGCTGACGTAGCAGGCGTTGATGCTTGGACAGAACGAACTAATAGTGGCTATGTTAAATGTAACTCTGGTTACAACAAACTGCCCCTACATCTTAGGCTCAAGGGCTGGGGCAAGACAGCATCTCACCTGCAAGTAAAAATCAAGAACTCATCCTATGTCAAGATAAAACCGAAGAAGGTCTAGGAGGGCAATATGGGAACCACAACCCTTAGCACCCTCATCCAGCGCCTCTCCGAGCAACTTGGCGATTGGCTACAAGAAGATACCAGCACGCTGGTCAAGTCCAGCTCGGCTTCGTTTCTCTGCACCGACCTCAACAAGTGGGATGACGGGCAAGACGGCTATTTCAACACCTGGTGGGCTTACTTTACCGAGGGCAACAACTCGGGAACAGAGCGCAAGATATACGATTATGTTACCGCAAGTGGTCTGGTCTCCGTCAGGGGCGGAAACCTGTCTGCCGAGACAAGCCAGATTACCGTTGACTTCCACCGCTACCAGAGGGAATACTACAAGAAGGCAATCAACGATGCCATCAGGGAAATCTACCCCGCCCTCCACAGAAAGATAGAAGCACGAAGCCTAACTACGGGTAACATTCTTCCCCCCGAAGATTGGTGGCCGACCACCTCCACGCTTAAGTTTTACTCACAGCAAGGCACAAGCGCAAGCATAGACCAGTCCACCGGCTCTGGTTTGTATTACGGGGAGTTGGGTTCCAGGGCGATTAAGTTTACTGCTGGGGCAGGCACAACCGATGATTACCTCTACATATCGGCGAAGGACTACCCTAGATTACTTGACCTGATGGACAGAAGTGTAGATTTCAAGAGCTGGATTTACACCAACTGCACCCGCTCTACCGCCAGCAACGAGCCGTGGCTTCAGATATATACCAAGAACAGCACGGGGGGCGAGCAGACCCTGCCCTCCACAACCGCTTCCCACGATGCGCTGTCATCGGAGTGCTGGAATTTACTTGAGTTAGAAAGTCAGTCATTAAACGATGACCTGACCGATGTCCAGATTCGCTTCAGGGTCAACCCGAAGGGTAAATATATCATACTGGACAAGCCCAGAGTGGTGGGCAAGCACCTCTATGAGTATATGCTCCCCTACAACTTCCAGAACGGCGAACTGCATCAAGTGTGGATACAGACTTCAGGTTATTCAGACGACCCCTGTGATGACATACAGCCGAGAACTTGGGAACGAGTATACGGCTACTCAGTAAAAGACGACGGCACATATAAGTGGATTAGGATGCCCTTCTTACCCTCAAATAACAGACAGATTTGGCTTATCGGCACAGCTCCCCTGTCCACCCTATCAAGCGACACCGACACAGTTGAGATAGACGGCGAAAGGATTAACCTTCTAGTTGCCCTCGCCAAGTATAAATTCTACCAGCAGTTAAGCGAGCCCGCTGGGGCACAGGATGTTTCAAGATACAAGAACGCACTGGCGGAGGCTTATGGTGAATATCTGCGGTTGCTTCGTTCCCACAGGATGCCGATGCCTAGTGGAACGATGAAATTACCTTAAGGAGGATTAAATGGCAGAGTTTTCGGATTATATGGAGAACGCAATCATCAATGTAATGAGGAGCACTGACTTCACGGGGGTAGCTGCTTATGTCGCACTTTACACCGCAGCGCCGAGTGATGCTGGTGGCGGCACGGAAGTTAGTGGCGGTTCATACGCAAGGCAACTTGCGGGCTTGTCAGCCCCATCTGGTGGCGCAAGCTCCAATGCTTCTGACATTACCTTCCCTACCGCAACGGCGGATTGGGGAACGGTAACCCACGTGGGGCTGTTTGATGCCTCTACTGCTGGCAACCTGCTGATGTGGAGTGCTTTAGATGCCTCAAAAGCAGTTGGTAACGGCGATACTTTCAAAATTAACGCTGGCGAACTAGATGTAACTGTTGCGTAGGAGTGAGTTGTGGCGACTGAACGACAAAGCCCAGATGCCATAATCACCCAGACCAATCTGAGCGGTGTAATTGGGGATATTCAGGATGACCCAGATAGCCCAGATGCTAATTGGTGGACAGCGGTAACCGAGGGCAGTGATACCTTATGCCACGTAAGTTTCCCTGCTCCAACGGGTAACCCTACAACTGGTGCTGACTTACAAGAGTTCAAAATCTGGGTAAGGCAAACTCCTGGCTCGGCCAAAGACCCCGATGTCAGGATAGAGCTTTATGAAAATGGCGGGCAAATTGCCGTTTTACTGGCTGACACTACGGTTACCAGCGAAACAGGAGTTTTGCACTCAGGCACTTGGGATGCCAGCTCCCTAGCTAACGCTGATGGCTCTGGTGTTGAGATTTATATCTACGGCACTGGTGCAAGTGCTGGCCCCAACAAGGGGACACTTGAGGTTGGTGCTGCTGAGTGGAATGTAACCTACGACATCGGGGGCACCACCCATTATGGCTCAGCAACCCTATCTGGCACGGGCACCCTAGCTGGCAATGGCAGGGTAATACTTACTGGCAAGGCCACTTTAGATGGCTCTGGTTTGCTCTCGGCAATAGGGCGAGGCACCTATGTAGGTAAAGCAACCCTTGCGGGAACGGGCAGCCTCTCCGCTATTGGTAGAAGGATTGTAACTGGCATAGCAACACTATCAGGAACGGGCGCATTAAGTGCTATAGGTAATGTTTTCAAACTCGGTGCTGCCACCCTTTCTGGTGTGGGAAGCCTGACAGCCAAAGCCGTTGTAGCTCTTAGGGGCAAGGCTACGCTGGCAGGCACAGGTTCGCTGTCGGCAATAGGCAGGAGAATAACAAGGGGGGCAGCTACATTGAGTGGTATCGGCACACTATCTGCTATTGGTAGGCGGGTGGTTACTGGTGTGGCTACCCTGTCGGGAAGCGGAAGCCTTGGTGCCATTGGGCGACGTGTTGTAACTGGGACAGCCACTCTATCTGGAGTTGGCACGCTGGTTGCTGGTGGAGTGAGAACACTTGTCGGCAAAGCCACCCTAAGTGGAACAGGTGCGCTATCAGCCATTGGCACAATAATAGGGCAAACACTTGACCGAATATTAAAAATCCACACGGGGCTTACCATTAGCCGAGATTTGAATATCACCGCCTCGCAAACAAAGGCGGTTTCAATAACGCCGTCTTTAAGTGTGGGGCTTTCAATAACTCCGAACACAGAGGAGAAATAAATGAATACCTTTGATATTGGCGAAACTGTAATCTGCACCTGCGAAGTAAAGGGTGATGACGGCAACTACAAAGACCCATCTACATCTATGCAGATAGTTATAAATCAAGTTGACCCGATGCGTGCCGAGAAGGTCAGCGCCACCGATATGACCAAAGACTCAACAGGCAATTACCACTATGATTGCCAGACCGCAAATTATTCGGCAGGTAAATACGAAGTCACCTACACCGCAACCGATGGCACAAGGATAACCATTGAGAAGGAAAACTTTGCCTTGGAGTAAGCCGTGGCTGATAGTTATAACAAGAACAAGCACCACTGCGCAATCAAGGACACCTCTACTGGCGACCTTGTCGGTCTGGTGCTGGTAACAACCGACAAGAACGGCAAGCCCATACCCCCAGTGTGGGCGGAGAGCGATGATGAATACCTAGCCAAGCAGATGATAACCGACATCGGTTATTCTGGCGATGACCCACAGAAAGAGCTTGCGTTGAGACAGAACGATTGGCGCTCTGGCTTCGGGGAATATGTCTATGACAGCGACGACCCGAAGCGATATTTCTCATCTATCAACTGCGACGCAAGGTTCAAGAATATGGTGATATGCGGGCCGAAGGCTACCGCAATAGCACTACCCACAATAGATACCGCTACCGTAACCAATGGCGATATGGAGTTAGATGCCAACTGGACTACGGGGGCGGGAACGGCTGGGCGAGACGCTAATAACCCACGAAACGGAACATATGCTTGGCGGTGTGATAGCTCCGCCGCTGGTGTAGACTCTTGGGCATACCAAGATGTTAGCTGGGATGCCGATTGGGCTGGTTTAACCTTCAAATTCCAGTGCTACGCCTCTACGGGAACTGCGGGGAAAATAAAGGTTGGTATCAATGATGGAGTGGGAACAACCTACGGCACTGCCCATACTGGGGGTGGTGGATGGGAACTGCTGACTGTTACTCGCAGACTAGATGCCAGCGCCACAAGACTGCGCCTTATTCTTATGACCGAAAACGCAGGGGGTGCGGTAGGAGACTTTGATGACGCTTCAATGGCCGACCAGTCCACCGTAAGCAACCCCGTAGATTTTGAGGAATTCAACGATGAACTCTATGTGGCTGCTGGGGAGATACTGTTAAAGCTAAACGGCACGGGTGATGGTTTCACAACGGTTTGGGGAACTTTGGAAGCCATAACCGACTTGGAGGCTTTTACCGATGACAACCTGTATATCGCAAGGGGAACATCACAAAATTATTACTATATGTCCACCGCCGAAGCGTTTACCGAAAGCACTGCCACCGACAAAACCTATCAATTTTTTGAGACAGTCCACACCACAGCCCCCACCCTATACGGCAACGATGGGGTAAACACAATAAGGTCAACCGTTGACCCACTCAACGGCGGGACGGCTTGGTCAGCGCAGACAACTGTAGGTAGCTCTTGGCATAGTATCACCAGACTATTAAGTTTTAGCGGCGCACTCTACATTATGAAAGGGGATATGCCTTACTACCTTGATAGCTCTGGTAATGTCCAGAACGATTTAGCGCCAGAACTTGAGATGATTACCGACAGCAACAAGGGCAAGAACTCCGATGTCTGGCTGAATAAACTATACATACACGCTGCTACTTCATTATTAGAATACGATAACGGCACCTGCTTTCTGCACCAATGCTGGTGATTTTGACGGCGATGTTCAGGCTATATACCACGACGAGGAGTGGCTGTTCGCTATCATAGACAACTCCACCAAGGTTGAGGTATTGGCGGGTAGGCTTGAGACCATAGATAGCACTACATCTTGGGTGTGGCATCCGATAACCGAGATAACACTTGCGGGTTGCGAAACGGCGTTTATCTCCAGCGTTTATAAAAAGCGCTTGTGGATTGCCTCAACCTCAAGCTCGGATAGCGTGTATCACATAGACCTGTATGCCAGCTACGGCGATGTAACCAGCGATGCCAACCGACAGTATGATACATCGGCGACCAAGACATTTGAAACCCCGTGGCTACACGGCAACTTCCAAGCCTCATCTAAAGGCTACATCAAGCTGACCCTGACCACCGAGGACTGCGATAGCAATGTCTACATCACGGGCAAGTATAAGAAGCTGGGTGATAGTAGCTGGACTTCACTGGGCAACTTCACAACCTCGCCAACCACGACCAAATACTTCGGCACGACTGCGGTAACTTCCAATATGATTAGGTTCCAGTTCACCTTTGTTACCAACTCGGCAACCGCCACGCCGAAGCTGTTAGACTACGACTGCCGTGCTATCCTGTATCCCGACCAGCGCAAAATCATAACCTGTCAGGTAAGGTGCGCCGATGAGTTAACCTGCAAGGACGGCTCAATAGAGAAGATGAACTATACCACGATTAAAAATGCGATAGACAGGTTCAGGGCAGCCACCTACCCCGTTGAGTGCAGGGACATAGATGATAATACGATTTACTGCCGTGCTCTGCCAATGAGTCCCGTGGGGACACTAACCGCAGATGAGAAAGGCAGGCAGAATAAAGAGCGCATCTATAACCTTGCGATGCAAATAGTGAGTTTAAGCTAATGAGCGAGCACGTTAATGACGGAAAGTTCACCTATATGTTTCCATTTGACTTCTACGTTGCAATACACAAATAAGGGCGAAGCAGATTGGGTAGCCCGCAAGATATATGCAGGTTGCTACGACGAAGTGCTGGAAATAATCAACGCCCCAGAGGATTAAAGATGGGAAGGATACACCACAACCAAACCAGACTGGTTACACGCTGTGAGCAGGACGATTGGGAGTCTACCTCAATCCACAGGGACAGCCAAGACAACATACTGGAACTCAGCCGAAGCGCAACCCTAGTCGTGGCAGCCAATGATAGTCCTGCAAAAAGCAAGGCTGGGGCGGATTATGTCTGTGATGGCACCGCTGATGATGTAGAGATACAGGCAGCGATTGATGCTCTTTCGGGTAATGCTGGTAGTATAATGCTCTTAGAGGGCACCTTTAATATAAGCACCACATTAGACCTAAACAACACCCCCGTAAAATTGTGTGGGCAGGGAATAAATAGAACAATTCTTCAGCTTGCTAATTCAGCCAACACTAAATTACTCGTAGATAACGATGCCATTACGGGTGTTGAGATATGCGGAATTGATTTTAACGGCAACGGGGCTAACCAAAGTGATGCGGCGAGTAGGGCGGAAAGAAACCTTGTTGAGTTTGACTACAAAACAGACTCCCAAATCCACCACTGTCGGTTTCGTAATACTAGACACGGTGGCGCCCTAAGTTTTCAGTATGGTGCAAGGGTGAATATCCACCATAATCATTTTGTGAACAACAATGTATCAGGTGTTCATAACTGTGACCACCTCTTTACGGGCATAAACAACAATATTATTATACAATCCAACCACTTTGACACCTGCACTGATGTTGCGATTGCATCTGATAACAACCGAGAGGTTGTTATATCTAATAATGTAATTGATGGTTGTGCTAGGGGCAGTATAAGCCACTGGAACGCCGATGATGACTTACAAACTCCTACTCGCTCTATAATTCAGGGCAACTGGATACGGGGAGATTGCCTCTACGGTATTATTATAGGCAGAGCTTCTGGAGAATCTAAGGTTGCCGAGAGGGTTATCGTCACGGGTAATTACATTGAGGCTCATACTACAGCGGGGAATGTAGGCATTGATTGGCGTGACGGAGCCTATAATGGTGTAATTACGGGGAATTTTATTTATGCTGATACGGGTTGTATCGGTATCTATATTGCGGGGAGCACACTCTTTGTTACAGATAATCTATTTAGCGGTGCTGGCGATGGCATTGAGACCATAGCAGGCTCAGACTATGTTTATGTGTTTGATAACTACTTTCAGGGCGGAACCATAGTAGAAACTGTTGCACCTAGTAATAAGAAATATCGTGGCAATCTAGGCTACACCACAGAAAACTCAGGCACGGCTACACTTGCTAATGGGAATACTTCTATAGCAGTAAATCACGGGCTTGATGTAATCCCCGCTGCGGGGGATATTGTGGTAACACCAATTGAAGCTTGGGGCGCTATGACTCAGTTTTATATTGATACCTATACCTCAACGCAATTCACAATTCACGCCGACCAAGACCCAGGGCAGGATGTTGATTTTGCTTGGAAGGCAATAGTGTTGTAATTCTACAAATAGTAGAGATGGCAGATTAGAATAATCGGTGTGATAGAATTATATTAGGAGCAACTTTATGGATGATGTCATTCGGGATAGCTACCTCGTATTAGATTTACCACTGTATCTATTAGATGGGCAGGAGTTCCAGTCTAAGGATGCTTATGGGCACCCGTGCACAGTCACCGATGCAGTATGGAGACCCAGTGGGCGCTACTTTAACAATACCCCTAGTTTTATTACTGTCCCGCATAGTGCTGAGTTGAAAACCGCCAATGGCACGCTTGAAGCATTTGTCAAGCCAGATTCTATTACTTCCTCTTACGGCTTTATGAGCAACGAACTGGGTGCCGCTGGTGCAGGAGATTTTTACCTTGGCTTTGATGGCACAGCTATCCCCTACTTCGGGTTTATGATTGATGATGGGGCAGAACACACACTTGCGTCAAGTAGCAAACCTAGTGCTGGCCAATGGTATCACGTTGCCGCCACCTTTGGGGCGGAAGGAATGAAATTATATATTGACGGAAGACCCGATACCACGGATGCCTCTATAACCCAAGGCACAGAGGGCAATTCTCAGAGCATCCTAATCGGCTCAAGGCGAACTGACAAGTGGGGATTTGATGGTTTAATCGGCGAAGCCCGAATATACTCTCGTGCCCTCACCCCGCAGGAGATACAACACAACTACCTTGCAACTCGCTGGAGATACCGATGAACGGACAAGACAAGGATATTCTGGCGGGCTTTGACATCCGCCTTGAAAACCTAGAGGGCGCAGTGGAAAAGATAACCACCAACGATTTGCCCCACTTGGACAGCAAGATAAGCGACATTAAGGGGCAGATGAAGGTTTTAATCCCACTTGTGGTCAGCACATTCGTTGCGGTGCTGGGTATGATAATTCTATTTGTGATGGGGTAGCGTGGAGAACCGTGAGCTGTTGGAGGAAAACCGAAAGTTACTGAAGCAAAATGCCAAGCTAATTCATTCCCTAACACTACTCAAGAAAGAGAATGAAGGCTTGGTCAGTATGCTCAGTGACATTATGGAGATTTGCCACAAGCGCATCTATAAGGATGAGAAGCCGAAATGAATTTGTATCGTGAGCTTTGGTCAAGAATTGGCGGGCGTCCGTGGACTTTCATCCTCCGTGATATATGGCATAAGTTTGAGTTCTTCTGGATAGTTGGCCTAATCGGTGTCGGTATCTGGCTGGGACACGCCTGTGATGGCATTGAGATATTAAAGCTATTCGGTGCTTTCTGCGCTGGCTACATTGGTGGCCATCTTTTCTGGGGGCGGGATTATATTCCCAACCAAAGGGGTAAGTGAAGATGCGAGGCGACCTTGACTGGCGGTATCACCCAACAAGGGGATTATACTTGGTATGGATTAGCCCCAACGGGGAGGTTAATCCGTTAGTGCCCGATGTAACCTTTGAGGAGTTAGAGCTTATTGCCCAGCGCACCATAATGATGCTTCAGAGGATACAGATGCTGATGCAGCCCCAGACCCACATATACCTTGTCAATATAGAAGAAAAAGAGAAACACGAAGCCCCACAAACCCAGCAGAGATACACCTTCCCGCTAACCGACCTTGATAGAAAACACTTCTCCAAGTTCATTGAAGCCTTTGAAAACAACGAGGGCTAACCCTTCTTCTTCTCCAAATCTTTCAGCTGGTCAAGTGCGTCTAAAATCGCCTCGCTTATTTCGTCAATCTTATCGTGCTCTATTATCGGCAGATACCACTCCACAATAGCGTGTATAATCCGCTCGGTTTTAATCCTCTTTGATAGTCTTTTGTCCACGTGGATTTCCAAACTTGGGATAGCATATTCTCCCCCAGTAAGTGCGGTATGCCCCGTATCCCTCAAAACTTTAATATTCACCTCAGCAATTTACCTCTCTGCCTATACGCAATATACCCACAAAATAGGCAACAAATGTTTCCCTCTTCGTCTCGGAACGCCCACTTCTTGCGCTCACAGTGCGGGCACTCCCCGTTTGCCGTGATTTTTGCGCCGAGTAATATCTCTTTGTCAATTCGGCTCACGTGTCTCCCTGCCCTCTCAAAGATACACGCCTGAAGCGGACATTGGTTGCAGATTATTATTGCCAGCGGGTCGTCTGTTTCGGCACTCAGGTTAGCCGACAGCCCATACTTCTTCAGTAGCGGGCATTCCTTTGGTTTTGACTTGGGCTTCTTTTCGGTTCTCATAATTCTTCTATCGCATCAATAATAATTGCGACCTGCCTCATTGTCAGCTCTCTCCCGCACAGCATCACGGCGTCAAGGCGCAGGGTTTCCTCTTTTGTTGTCGGATTAACGAACTTCCCGTTGCCCAGACTGGCAATTATCCGCCCGTATCTCTGGCGGAGTTTGGGGTTGTCAATCAGTTTCTCCATTAACCTGCGGAACTCAGGCGGGACTTCACTTAATTGCGTTCGCTTCTTCATCAGTTCTTTCTTATCACGCTCTTATATTGTGTTCTATTATTCCGTGCCTAGCGCTGTGGCATCTAGCACATAAAAGCTGGCAATTACCCGCATCGGTCTTCCCGCCCCGTGCCAGTGGTATAGCGTGCGAGAGTTGAAGTCCCCGCCAGTCTGGTTTCTGCTTACACTTGGCACACTTACCGCCCTGCTCTATCATAAGCATCTCCCTAACAATTATGCGCAGTTCTATTTCTTTCGCTTGCTTCTCTGATACTCGCCTTATAATTTCTTCGGTGGATTATGTTATTATTCTCGTCTAATACCAACTCGTTGTGTATCATATACCCCACGGGTTCAAAGGCAAGCCTTTCAATGTTCCCCGCCACCATCGGGGGAAAATAGGGCACACAGACAATTCGGGCTTCGGGATATTTCTCAAACTCTCGCCTCGCAACTTCCCTTGCGTGTTTGCGTGCCTTTCTATATGTTTCTTCCCAAACTTGTCTCATCATATTTTAAACTTCGCCTTCACCAACTCTAGTAGTTCATCAATGTCCCGCAAATCCTCATCGTGCCTGTTTATCGCTGATATGTAGAAGCGGTAGATTGGATTGTGAACATCGTTCTCCATCAGCCAATTTATCTTCTCTTGCATATCCTTGATGTCTTTCACGTGGCGCTGTCTTTCGTCCATCAGGAAGGCACGATATGCCTGCGCTTCCCTCGTGTCCATTGAGTCTAGGATAACTTTGTGCGTTTCTTCATTGAATTCCATAACAACAACCCCCAAATTACTGCGTTAGTAGTAAGGTTAATTGATTGCGCCCAGATAAATACAATTGCGTGAATATGAATGGCGTGGATAAGATAGCATATAAGGCAACAAACAAGCAGGGTGTAAGTGCCAAGAGAAACATCCTCCAAGCGTTTAGTCTTAAATATCTTGTATAACTGCGGTAGGGGAACGCAGACGCCAAAGCCAAGTCCAATCCACCCCACAAGGTATCCCAAATCCATTTCATTTAACCTTCAAGTCCTTTATTCTGTCGTCAATCGCCCGCCTCAACATAAACTCAAGGTAGGGGGTGAGGCTGTCGTGAACCCACTTAATCAATTCTTTGCGCTGGTCTATATCAATCATACTCATCCTTCCCTTCTGGTAGCCCTCTAGATAACTGATTGCGTCTGTTGTCCTGTGTTTCATTACTTGCTCCTATGTCGGGTGCGCCCCTATGACATCATTGTCATTTTCTATTACCTTGCGCCAGCCCGCCCCAAGCAATATCCTGTCCCTCTCTGCTATAATGTGAACGATGTCCTTTCTGGGTATTGGCGGCAATTCCGCATCGGGTTTAACCAGCGCTATCTGCCACCCATCACCCCAGAGAGATAGGATGTGTTTAGCGCAAAACCACGCAGGATAACCATACGCTATCAGGTTTCTAATTTGTTCAAGTGCCTCTTCATATTCCTTGTTCATTACTTACCCCCCTTACATACTTGCGTGATAGTCCATATATCTAGTGGTTGCGCCCGCCTTGAACTCAATCAGTATTCTCGGCGTGCCCAAGTCCTGCGGGACATAACCCTTGCGCTGAACATATCCACCATAGTCAACAAACCCCCCTGTATTTATCAGTAGCCTGCGCCGAGTTATAAGATAGTTTGGACGCTCAACCGACACTCTGCTTCTGGGCGGGGCGACAACGTTGAGCCTGTGAATAGCCTGCGTGTGGTCGTGGGCGACGGCAATTATATCTGCGTCAACAGCCAACGCTATTTCCTCTGGCTTCTTGACCTTTGCGCCAACCGTCCTTGCGCCACCCCAACCGTGAGTGCCATAGAACGAAGCAATGGCGTGGTGGTTGGTGGTGTCGCCTAGTCGCATAAGAAGCATACCGCCGTCTGGCTTGTAGGGGATGTCGCCCAATTCCCTCGCAAGGTGTGCCGTATAGTCAGTTCCAGAGTGTCGCCATATCATCTCTTCGTGGTTGCCCCTGACTGCCATCAATATCTTGTGCTTAATCGGCGCAAGTAGTTTCTTTGCCCAATCGTAGCAGTCGTCTGGGGTAACGAGGGCTTCGTATAAATCGGGGACAGAGTATTTGGTGGCGCACTCCATCATATCGCCCATCAAGACCGTATATGCGTTGTAGTGGTTCTTTATCCAGTCAATGTAGCCCTGAATAATGTCTATCCTTGCGAATTTGTTGCCGATGTGAAAATCGCCGAGTGGGACGAGGTAAATTTTGCCGAACTTAACCAAATCCGCCATAACTATTTGTTGGGCAAATCCCCGCTGTCTCATCTTATATGCCTGCTGTTTAGTGGCCATCTCTTCCCCTCTTCAATGCCTTAATTTGGGCATCTACCGCCAATAGTTTATCCTCTAATTCTTTCACGCCTGGGATTTGATAATGATAGGGTATAATCCAGTATGGCTCGGTTTTCCCACCACACTTGGGGCAGGGGTAGTTGTCCCACGGCGCATTTTCGCCATCGTCAATAAAACCCCTATTCCATTGCTTCTTCTTAAAAAGCGGGCACAAAACATTCATACAAACAATTGCTTGGTTAGCCACAAATTGTCCCCCCAAACACCTCCCACAATTCACACAGTGGGGGCTTTAGTGTTAAAAGAATTAGATAGGGCGCATAATCATCAGCCGAAACCTCACAATATTTAGCCACAAATCATCTCCTTAAGAATAAGATATACCAACAAATCGCTGTCAGCGAAGTTGCAAAAGCCGCCAAATATAGTTGGAGTAAAATATAACAAGCCACAAAGGCGGTCAATACAAGGGCGGTAGGCAGCGTAGTAGTAACTGGCATTTTGACCTTACGTTTGATAGAAAACACTAAACTCGGCGCAAAAATGAAGCCGCCCACCATAAACACTAGGTCGCAAATTGTATGTATCCCCATATCATCTCCTTTAGCCGAAGCCACATAGCCCACAGAAACATCACGAACTGTTCCATTACTTCAAAGCCTCAAGCATCTTCTCTTTCATTGCTTGGGCTACCATCTGGTCGTATTTGTCAGCTCGCACTTCTCTATCTCGGCTCGGACTTCAGAGAGGATTTCCGCCTCAACAAAGTTGCAATATACGCCTCGGGCATCAGGGCGCAGTTCATCCCAACTTTCGGGGTGACACCTATCAAAAGGCACTTTAGCGTGTAATTGTTGTGCTATCCGCTCCCTCAATTCACTCATCTTTTGTTACCCGCCCTGTTATAATGTTGAAATCTTCCTGCCATTTATCAACAAACTCAAAATCAGTATTGCCTTGTTTTATTTCATAGAGAATCATAGCTAACATACATTCAGGGCAATGGCAATCGCCTCCATCCCCAACAAATCTTTCATAATAAACACCAAGTCTCGGTATCTTGGTTTCGCAATAACCATTGTCATCATACATATCTTTGGGGGCGCACCTACG